TAATTTTCAAGTAGCTCAAAGCACAATAGGAGTAGGTACTGTAACTGTTACAACCAATACTACTTGTACAGGGGTTGGTACACAATTCCTTAATACATTTAAGGTAGGCGACAGTATAATTCTTACGACAAACGCCGAAACACGAGCCATATCTGCTATTGCTTCTAATACAGAAATGACAATAGCATCTGCAACTAACGTTGCTGGTGATACATATACTTTAGCTGGAGGAGATAGATTTTCTGTTTTAGGAAATGGCAATGTTGGTATTGGGACTGCTAGTCCTGGTTTTAAATTGCACGTAAAAGAATCTGCAGCTACCACAGATGCAGTTCTTGATGTACTTAAAATTGAGGCTGCCTGTTCTGGAACTTCAGCTGTTGGTATCGGTGCTGCTCTTCTCTTTTCAGGTGAAAGAAATGATGAGAATTTTGAAAGAATGGGAAGAATTGCAACAGTTGCAGAGGTCAATACTGGTGCTGATTTATCTTCTGCCTTAACATTTGAAACAGCAGATACGGGAGTACTTAACGAATGGATGAGAATTGATTTTGAAGGCAATGTTATAGTTGGGAATGTTACAAAAAATCAAGATACACTGATTACAATACAGTGCGATACTGACAATGCCTGTGGGATTAAGCTAGTAGAAGAGACTACTCATAAGTGGTCTATTGTTAACGATGGTGATGATGGTGATGTACTTGATATTACTGATGCGACTGGTGATGGAGTTTATTTACCTCAAGACCAGTCGGGAACGCTTTGGACTGATTCATCTGATTTAAACCTCAAAACTGATATATCCACTATCCCAGATGCTCTTGTTAAGATTAATAAGATTCGTGGTGTGAATTTTAAATGGAAGAAATATAAAGAGGGTGCTGAAAATTACAATCCACAAGTATTAGTAAAAGAATCTATGGAAGCAGTAGCTGCTGTAGAAGCTAAAGATGCAGTTTATAAAACTGTAATAAAGCAAAGACAAAAAGTTGTAGTGACTGAGGTTGAGGTAGAAGAAATAAGTACAGACATAGTAGAAGAAGGTGGAAAGTATGTTCAAAAAACTACCACTAAAACAGTAACTAAAGAAGTTTCAGAACCTCAATATGAAGAAGTTTCACTTTATGACGAAGATGGCAATGAGATTGGTAAACATAAAATTCCAGTGATGGAAGATTACGAAGAAGAGGTTCTTATAAGTGAAGCTATTGAAGCTGTTGAAGCAATAGATGCTAAACCAGCAAGATATTCTGGAATGAGTGATGGAGAGTGGGAAGAGCGAAGAGCTGTAAAAGACTTAAATAGGGTTGGCGTGATTGCTCAGGAAGTTGACGAAGTGCTTCCAGAAGCTGTAGTTAAATCTAAGGGTGATGGGAATTGGGGTGTACAATATACATCTTTAGTTCCACTTCTTATAGAAGCAGTAAAAGAATTATCAGCCAAGGTTGATGCTTTAGAAGGTGCATAATGCCATTTAAGTCAGAAAAACAACGAAAGTGGATGCACGCCAATAAGCCAGAGATGGCTAAGAGATGGGAAAAAGAAGAGAAGAAAGGATATTACATAAGAGATGCTAGGGACAGAGGGAGTAAAAAATAATATGTCAATAACATTATTTTGCCATAAGTGTGGCACTAAATCAGAGTTTGAATCCAAAAAAGATATGCATTGTCCTTGTGGATATAGTGTTGAAAGGCGTAACAGGGCAAGCGACCATGTGAATATGAGGACAACATGGTCAGGAACAACCAAGATTGAATTTAGTAACACTACTATGGATGAAGATATAGCAAATAGAAACAGAGGAAATAGATAATTATGGCAAGTACACTCGTAGCTTCAAATTTAACAGTAAGGATAACTGAAACTATTAATCTTAATGGTCAGAATCAAGGTGCTTCAAATACTTTAACCATCCCTAGTATAGCTAATGTTGTTAAAAGGATTGTTAATGTTGGAACTGATGAAATTGGATTATTAGGTTTCGGTGCAACTTATAATACAGAATTGTCGAAGACATATATAGCTGGGCAATTTGATGAAGATTATGCTAAATATATTAGAATTACTAATTTAGATGATACGAATCATATTGCTTTAATTTTTAAAAATGAAAATAATGATGAATTCGGAGTTAAAGTAGATAAAGGATGCTCATTTTTATATTGTGCGGATTTATCTGGAGGTGTTAAAGATACTATGGATTCTGCCGATGCAGCTGGTATAACTCCTGATTCATTTGGAGATTTAGTTGATGTTACTTGTGCTGCAAATTCAGCAGCTTGTGATGTAGAAATATTTGTTGCAAGTACAACTTCATAGGAGATAGGTATGGCAACGACATTTAAAGCACAGGTAGAAGCTTTAACTACAGTAACGATTAGTAGTTCTTCTACCTATCCTACGGAGACACAGCTTACTCAGTTTTTAACTGATGGAACAAGAGAAATTATAGGTATACTTCCTCCTGACCTTTTACAATATTGTATTGATTATACAGAACTCACTGGTTCTTCAGCAATGAATATTGGCACTGATACGGATATTGGTAAGGTAGTATTTGTTACACATTATGATGGCGTTAGATATTTAGCTGCTCGTAAAATACCAGCAGCATTTTCTTCTCTTTCAAATGATTCTACAAGTTTAAAATATTTCGGTACAGATTCTGACCCTGTATATTGGATAATAAGTGATGGAAGTAACCCAGGATTAGAAGTATTCCCTACTCCAACACCAACTAAAAAAGCTCGTGTACATCATATTGCATATCCAGCCACTGCTTTTGGTTGGACTGGTATTGATAATTTTCCAGATAGTGCTGAGTATCTTGTAGTACTATATGCAGCAATAAAATCACTTTTAAGTGCAATAGGTAATTTAGAAATACCTCCTAATGTTTCTCTTGAAGGTGCAGATACAGCTTCTCTTACTGATGATATAACTGCTTTAAGCACAGAACAAATAGGAGTAGATGATGAATTTGAAGATTTTAGAAAGTGGTTTGCAGCATTAGGAGAAATGATAGAGGATGATGAAGATATAGAACTTGCAGGTGCACAGATAGAAAAAATTAATACATATGTGAATACTTGGAATGTACAGCTTCAAGGAAATCTTGCAGAGATGCAACAATATATGACACTATTCCAAGCATTAAAGGCTGATTATACTATGGGTATTCAAATGCTAAAAACAGGTGGAATAGCACAAGCACAACCTCAACAAGCGAGGAGATAATTATGACAGTTAAAAATATAGTAGACCAAGTTGAATCACTATATGGAAGGCAATCACATACATATATTATGCAACTAATTAATGATGCTCTACTTGATATTGCATCTGAGAAACAACATTATACGGTTGAAGAGAAGATGCCTTTAGTGAGTGGCAAGAGATGGTATGATTTGCCAGATAATTGTGTTGATATTTTAAAAGTAGAAATTTTAGATACAAGTACAGATGGAAGGTATCATTTAATACCTAAATTAGTAGACTATCACAAATTGTTAAAGTCTGATTCTGATGATGGTGGAACAGGAGATGTATCATAAATGGCTAAGAGAGATACACCGAATGCTTATTTTGCATGGTATAATGATGATGATAGACTTGCTATAGTAACAAGACAAGAAAGTAGTAATTCTACAAAAGGAACTACTTCTGGTGAATATGACACATTTTTAGATAGTACTGTTAGTAATGGTATTCAGCTTACTATTCATTCTAAGTATGAAGAATTAACAGAGATTACAGATGATTTACAAATAGATGGTAAACTTGACAGTATTATGCACACATATGTGCTTGACTATGTTAAGTCAAGAGTACTTGAAGATATGGGGCAGATGGAAATATCACAATATTTTAGAAAAAGATTTCAAGTAGGAGTTGCCAGAAAGCCTACACGCAAGTCTGGTGTAAGATTTTTGTCAGTACCTGAGCTATAATAAAAACAAGGAGATTCATATAATAATATGAAGAATAATAGAAAAGAAGAAACAGAAAAACAAGAACAAACAAAAGTAGTTGAAGAAATCTCTAAGGGGAAAACAGATGAAGAATTAAAAGAGATTGCAGCAACTCTTCAAACACAACTGCAGCATCATCAAACAATGGCAATTAAGGCACAAGGTGCTTTAGAGGTTATTTCACAGATGCTTGACGGGGAGGAAAGTACAGACTAAATAGAGAGGAACAAATTAGTACACAAGATTGGGGTAAGATAATATGTTATCTTTTAATTGTAGCAGTCAATAAATTTGGCGATTACATAGGAGAACACCCAAAAGACTATTCTTGCCCCATCTATTGTGAAGTTGACCATAAGCATATTAATATAACAAAAGAGGAAATAAATAAAAATGAAGATACAAGACTTGATAGTACAATATTTGTTCAACTCGGAGACGGAAGAAGCTTTAATAAAAGCATTAAATGAGAATATAAATATTCCAATTATCGGAGAAAAGACAGAAGAGAAAATTATTAGGGCACTTTGGGAGACAGTAGAAGAAGTACTAAAAAAAGTTATCCTTAAATAATAGTGGCACTTGCACAAGAGTTAATTTTTAAAAGTAAAGGGCAAAAACCAGGTACATCTGAGGCGGGTAGTGATGTCTATATTGAACCACCAGGTTTTCCAGATATTAATTCTGATGGTATTGTAAATCAAGATGACGTGAATGCTGTTCATCAATTTTTTCAGACTACTGGTAGTCATCTAGGCTCAACTATATCATCTGAAGAGAACGAAACTACTATGGCATTATCGACATTTACGATGACAGGCGGTACTACCATTAATGATTGGTATGACTGGATGGGTATAGATATAGCAGATACGCAAATAGTTACTCCTGGTGTTGATGTAGAGGAAGCTGCTGTTAATTTAGGTATTTCTACAGGAGCTACTGCAAGAAGAGAAGAACTTCAGAGTATGCTTCAATCATATACTGGTAGAACTTCTTTAATACAGCAAGCCCAAAGGAAGAAAGCAATATATGTAATTGATAGATTTGATGGGGGGTTAAACCTTAACAAAGCCCCAAGAGATTTAGCAAATTCTGAGGCAATGCAGATGGATTGTCTTTCTCCAGCACAGATAGGTAGACTTACAAGGCTTGGTGATTTTCTCGATAGCGATTCATATGATATTGGATTAGCTGATGCTGAGCAGGAAAACTATGGATTGCATTATTTTAAATGGTCGGATTCTGTTAATGATGATAATAGTTTAGATGGTGGTTCTCCGACAAATTATCTTGCATATGATTCTGGTGATGGTGGTGTTGATTTATGGAATTTTGATGATGAGGGTGGTGCTGCTAAAGTGGATAGTGTCATAGCTGGAAGTACTTTCAATACAGCATTTAAACCAGTATATCATAATGCTGAAAATAGATTATATGTTAGTGATGCATCTTTTGAAACGTCTACAGCTGTAGGAGTACCTGGAACTTTTGTATGTGGCATTGTAGATAGACCAAATTATTATCCCTTTATACATACCGATGGAACATTAAAATATAATATTGCTGCTGGAGCGATAGAGGGGGATGATGACGTTAATTCAGTTCTTATAACAAGTCAGAATTTATATCAAGCAGCACCAGTTGCTGGAATAACAGGTGATGGAAATGTTTGTGTTACTACTCATTCTGCTGGATATGCTAATAATAGTACTACCCATAATGGTATTTATATAAATGTTCAGTTTGAAGATATAACAGGAGATGATGATTCTACTACTGGTTGGGGGGCATCTTCTAATGATGATGGTGCATCTCCATCAGCTGGTTCTAAGTTTTATAAATTTTATGCATCATATTTATATGATAATGGTTCTGAGACTAAATTAACAGATGTTACTGGTAATAATAATACTCATGCTGAGGTTGCTGCTATTCCAAATGAAGAAGTTGTAGAAGCTAAAACGACAGATGCTGGGAAATATCAACAACTTGGTGTTAAGCAGGTTCTTATAGATGCTGTCTCTTATTATGCTGCTGCATTTAGTCGTGTTCATGGTGCAAGGTTTTATTATACAGAAACAAATTCTGATGGAGACCCTATCGGAAATGATAAATATCAATGGGCAGAACTTGATTTTAGATATGGGTTTAAACTTGTATCTGAGTTTGCTAATTGGAATACATTTGAAAATGAAGATGCTAGTGGTACAACTGCTACTGCTACCGAGCTTCAATATGTACAAGTATTAAATGCTGCTAATAATGATGATGCTGATATAGATGATGCTGGTACTTTAACAGTTAAATCTCCTCCTAGAGTATTTACATATTATATATTAAATTTATTTAATCAGGAAGAAATAAAAGATGATTTAATGTGGAAAACATCTGCAGTTGGTAACGGTATCGCATTTATTGGTAATATTAAATATGAAGGTAGAGAATATGTAGATACAATGTTATATAGTGGTGCTGGTGAAACAGATGCTGGTTCTCCTTATCCTATGTGGGGTACATTTCCTGTAGATTCAAATAGAATTGATATACCTGGGGTAGCAGGTGAAATAACAGCTTTAAAGTGGACAAATAATAGAATACTACAATTTAGAAAAAATGCAATGTATCTCATAGATGTAACAGATGTATTAGCTCCTAAGATACAGGGTGTATATCAAGGAATGGGTGTTCATGGTCAGTGGGCGGTGACAGAGACTGCTTTTGGATGTGCATGGGCAAATGAGAATGGAGCATATTCCTATAATGCACAAGAAAATAAAGTTCGTTCTATTACGATAGGAAGACTTGATGCAAAAGATTTCACTTTCAACTCTACATCAAAAGTAGGCTATGATGACAGAGATAAAATGCTTATTATAACAAATTTTTCACAATCAGGTAGTGCGGGTTATCATTTTGCATATAGTTTTATTGCAAACGCATGGTGTACATGGGGTGCTAATAAAGGTCATGCTGCATTTGTAAAGTCAAATTTAGCTATTGACCATGATGGTTATTTAACTGGTGCCCTTCGCTCTGGTACAAGTGTAGTTGTTAGAAAATGGAGTGCAATTCCTGGTGCTACTGCTACTGTTAACTATATAACAAAAGATATTGATATGGGTAAGCCGAGCTTAGATAAGAGGTTTTATACGTTATATATTAGCTATCAAGGTGGTGCCAGTCAGGCTAGTATGACAGTTGACTTTCGTGTTAATGGTATAGAAGGTGATGACGTTGCGAATGGATGGAATAATTTAGGGACTATAACAGATTATACGAATCCATATGGAACTACAAATACAACTGCTTGGGAAGATAGTTCTGGCTCTCCTACAACTGGCGACCCAATTATATCTACTGATGATGGTTTAAATTCAACAAATACTGCAGAACAACAAAAACTTGCAAAGATAGATTTACGTAGTTTAAGTGGCAGCTTTCCTGCTGATTATTTTAAATTTGCTCGTTCAATACAATTTAGAATAACAGGAACAGCAGCCATTACATTTGAAATTAATGATATATCTCTTGTATTTAAAGAAAAGAGAATAAAATAATGCCTAGAATAGGAATGCCAACAAATAGAAGGGGTTCTAAAAAATCAACATCTGTGAATGTTGGGGTATTGAATGGTAAGCCTGCCCTTCAAGTCAATTGGGGTGGAAGAATATATGGTACACAGCTTTCTCTTATAGGTTCTGGTAGTGTAAAAGATGACTTAGATGTTAAAGATATAAGAGCAACAGGTAATATAACATTTAGTAAAAATAGTTCTGTTTATAATAATAGCAACAGAGTAATTATGTCAGGTGGAATGACTGTGGCTGGTGATGGTAATATGGCTATAGGTAAAGATACAAATTTATCTTCTCTAGTTGGTGATGCAAACAATATTGAAAATATTGCTATTGGAACAAGTACTTTACAACAAGCTGTTAATGGTAAATATAATATTGCTATTGGGATAAGTGCTATGTATAATATAGGTAAAAATTCTTCCGAAACTTATGATGATGTTACAGGCAATATTGCCATAGGCGGTGGTGCTCTTCAAGGTCGTGGAACTCGTCCACAGGGCAGTCATAATGTTGCAATAGGTCATGGCAGCATGCTTAATGTTGATACTCATGATGGTGGTTATGGACTTACAGCTAAACAGAATGTTTGTTTGGGATATACATCAGGGCAAAATTTAGAAGGTGAAAATAATATTTATTTAGGTTATAGGGCTGGGCTTGGAACTCCCTTCTATCAGGTAGGAAATGATAATGTTGGTATAGGGGCAGATTCTCTATATTCAGTTAAGGATGCTGATGATAATATTTGTATCGGAAGTGCTTCTGGTGGGTTAATAGAAGATGGAGATAGGAATATTTGTATAGGTACAAACGCTGGAAATGCAATAGTTGATGGAACTAATAATATTTGTATTGGTTATGATGCTGATGTTAATGCTAGTGGTGCAGTAAATCGTGTTTTAATTAGCCCAGTTGCTGCTACAGTTGATGCTGATAATACTACACTTTTTAAAAATACAAATTTTATCTTTGACTTTGGAGGGGCTACAAATACATTAAAATATGTCTATGATGCTAGCAATTATGCAACACTTGATGTAGCTTCAACTGGAGCATTAGAGATTGCAACTACCAGTGGCGGGAGTAATGCACATATTACTTTTGTTGCT